GCAAGGCAGCACCGAACCCTTAGAGGCGTGGTGCGTTTACATGATCGGCTAAGCGGTTGAAAATACTCAAAGAAAAAGCCCCGCACCGTGAGGTGCAGGGCTTTGGAAACTGGCTCCCCGGGCCGGAGTTGGCTCCGGTAGGAGAGCGGTTGCGATAGCCATAATTTACAAGATGTTAGCAAGGCATTCTGAAGCTCTAATATTGCCGATGTAACCAATTTGTAGCCAAAATGTAGCTCAATTGGCTCCGATCAATTTGCGGATACGATCGACGTTTTTGCCGCGCTCCTTAGCTGCAAGATACTCGCGTTCCATGCGATCCAGCAGAGGTTGCGCGATCGGGCCGCGCCGATCGACGAGTTCGGCGCAAACTAGCAGCATCTTCTCGATGCGTTCCAGCGAAATCTCGCCACGCGGCTTGGAGGCGTCCATCAGTTGCTCGCCTCCATTTCTTCGCACGAGAACTTGGGGCCGCCGTTGTGGCCGATCATGGCGCGCTTCGCCTGTTCGCGGCGCTTGGCGTTTTCCTTGCGGGTCACCATCTCGACGTGATCCAGCTCCGGCCGCACGCAAAGGCGGTTTCGGCAGGCGTGGTCGAGTTCCTTCTTTCCGGGGATGTAGCCGTGCTCGTTGGTCCACATGGCGATGTGCACGGCGACGGTCTGTCCATCGAGGGACATACGAGGGTAGCCCTTGCCGCGGCCGTTTTTGCCGGAATCAGGGCCGGTCCACTCCCAGCAACCGGTTACCGGGTCGATCCGGACCCGGGACATAATCTTTGCGAGGATGCGATCGCGACGACTGCTCATCCCTGGCGCCTCCAGGCATCGAAGGCGCTGCGCAGGTCCTGCCAGCGGGCAGCTGCGGCGAAATCATCGTTGAGTTCGGCACGCGAGCCGATTGCGAGGATGGATCGAACCTTCGTCGCGACGCGATCGTCGGTGAGCGGACGGGTCAGGCCGTGGCACTCCTCGAGGAATTTCTTGAAGGCCGGCTCGGCGCATTTCATCGCGCATTCGGCGGCGTAGTCTTTCGGCTTCTCACGTTGCGGAGGCGCGTAGCGGCGCAGCTCGGCGACCAGGGCGCGATAGCGGACGGCGAGGGCATCATAGGTCCGGAGCAGCCAAATCAGATCGTAGGGCGCGTTCAGAACCATTTCGCTGTCGCCGATCGGCGCGCCGTCCGCGATCGTCGCGACGAGGAAGTTTCCTTCCTTGCTTGCAGCGGTCAGGCAGATCTTGCCGCCATCCGACTGGATACCCCAATCGGATGTTGCGAGCGCGACCCGGTTGCGGATCGCATCCATCCGCTTCTGCTGCGGCGAGGGCTCCGGGTGGCTCATCGGCGGACCTCGTCGATGTTCTTCCGCAGGGGATCGAAGCTGTAGGCGATTACCCACGGGTTTTTATCCCATGCGCCGGCGCCGTTTATCCGGTCCCATAAGTTGCGGTACCAGGCGCGCGCTGTGGCAAACCAATCGCCGGCAATGGCCATGGCGGCGTAATTGTCAGCGAACCGACCAGAGGCTTTCCCGCGGTAAGCGCCCTCGGCGAAGGCGTCCTCTTCGCTGATGTCCTGCAGCCGCTCGATCTTCACGGCGGCCATCGGCAAGGTCAGACGGGAAGCCCAGCGCGGCATGAAGATGGACGGTTTCCAACTGGGCGCACTACGCTCCCATCCTTCCCGATAGACGGCGGCATCGTCCCGGTCGGCCGGGTTCACGGTCTGCTCGACGCCAGTGCTCATGCGGTAGGCGGTACTCGGCACGATCGCATGGGTTTCCTTCACCCATATGCGATCGCCGGTCTGAATTTTTGGGTAAATGCGATGCACGGTCTGCTCGAACGGATCTGCGTCCCCCGCAAGCCATGGCAGGTGCAGGTAGGGTCCGGGATTGCCGGACGGGGATGGGCCGTTGTCTACCCATGCATTCCCCCAGTCCCATTCTTGCGCCTTGGCGAGCTTGCTCCACGGCCGGCCATCGAAAAACGTATTGTGAGGCGTGAGCAGGCGCCGCGTCTGCGTTTTGCGACCATCAAGGAGGGCGCGGACCATAAGACCCGAAAAGAGGAAGGGATGATCGGTCACCGCCGCACCTCCGGGAAGCCGTTGTGCTCGATGCCGTCGAGGAGCCGGCCGGCGGCTTTCTTGGTGATGCGCTCGATCAGACGAGCCGGTGTATCCGGCGGCAGGGTATCGGGCGTGAACAGTCGGCCATCTGCCGAGATCAGCCGATCGGTGGCATCGTCGAAGAGTGCCTCGCCTTCGTCCGTGTCCGGCATGATCTCGATATGGTTGCCTTCGTAATCACGCCAGTCAGAGCAAGCCTCGCGCCAATTGCCCCATTGCTTGAACAGGAACGGCACCCCAGCGGCGGCGCACTGATCGCGCAGGGCACGCGCCCAATCTGGATGCATCGGCCGTGCGCCTGGGCCGCTCTCGCCGCCGGCGACGACCCAGTCGATCGTTCGGAGTTCGTCGGCGAGAATGATTCTGTGGCACGACGGGCATGCAACATCGGCGTCGTCGCCGTAGCTGATCTCGTCAAACAGTTCCGAAGAGCCGGTCCAGTGGCAGTGCTCGCACTTCGTCATGTAGAAATGTGGCGCGAGGAAAGGCTCGCCACCCGGCCGGAATGCCTTCCGGCGTGTCGGAAGCCACCGCTTCCCATCGATATCGCCGAGTAGCGGCTCGGCGCTGATCCAACGGATCGCGGCCGGAGTTTCGAGCAGGATGGGAATGCGCTCCTCAGCGCGCTTCCGATCCTCTACCGAGACTCCAAACCAAACGTTCGGCAATGGCCATTCCCGGTCCTCGATCGCGCCGGCGGCGCAAGGTGAGCCGGAGACTTCGGCGGCGGCGTTGCCCCATCGCCTCTGAAATTCGGCGACGTCATCCTCGAGGCAACGCTCCATCTCTCGGGCATAATCCCGCATCCGCTCCGGTCGCTTGGTCAGCACCTGAAAAGTGTGCTGCGCCGAAAGCGCCATAACGGCGAAGACCTCATCGATCCATTCCTCTGGCACGCCCTCGGCGAAGAGGTCGCCATGGGCGCAGACGAATATCATACGCGGCTTCGTCCAGCGCAGCGGCTGGTCGAGCCATTCGCGGTTAAACCGCACCTCGCCGGTCCAGACCGGGCCGCCCTTGGTGTCCTTCGTCAGGCCCTTGCGGCTCGGGTGGTTCTTGAGCCGCGTGCCGGCGAGCTTCATCGCGTAGCAATTGGTGCAGCCGGGGGAGACGACGGCGCAGCCGGTGATCGGGTTCCAGGTGGCGTCCGTCCATTCGATCTTGGTGCCGTCAGCCATTGGCCTGCTCCCTGATGATTTTGACCTTGCGGATTGCGCCGTCGGAAACGCCGCGGCGGGTGGCGGCGAGCTGGCGCGCATGCTTGGCGTCGCGCGCGTCGAGATCGAGCGGGGCGATCTCCGGATCTTCGAAATGAATGCGGAAGGGTAGGAGGTCAAGCATCGAGCTTCTCCTCGGTGAAGCCGGCGGCTTCGTTGACGCACTCGACGATGAAGAGCGCGATCGCCATCGCCTCCTCGTCAGGGCGCTCGTTGTTCACGTCGACGGTGAAGACATCGCAGCCGTGGCGATCGAGAACGACGCCGACATCCTCATCGGAGAGGCGCAGCGGCAGCTCGACGTTCTGGTCTAGAAATGCGGTGCGGATGGTGCGGTGGCTGACAGGCTGCACCTGGGAGGATGCGGCGATGAACGCGGTGATTGCCGCGCGGTGAGGGGTGCCGATGCTCATGGCTGCGCCCTTTCCCTCGACACAGGAGCGGAGGAGTCGTCACGGTCGGCGCGATCGCGAACCGACTGCCGGTATCCGCAGTCCCAGCCGTTTAGCCAGACTGCCTCCATCAGAGATTTCACGCCCCATGTCTCGGCTCGCTGGCGGAGCTCGGCCGGCATCTGGCGGTACGCTTCGGCATGGTAAGCCTGTGCCTCGGCAGCCAGCCTCTCTAGCCGAAGCTTGTTCTCCTGCTTGTCCATCTGGTCGAGGTGGTCGAGCCTGTCCTTGAACGGGACGCGAAAGAGGTGGTCGTTACGCTCAGCCATTTTCCGAGCCCTCTGTGGAGGCGAGGTGAGCGCGGCCGGCTTCGCTGATGGTGTCGTACTCCGACAGGCCGCGATAGTTTTCCTCGTCGTCGCATCGGCGAAGCAGGAACCCTTTCTGCCGGAGAGATATGATCGCATCGCCCACAACGGCGCGGTCGCCTTTCGTGAACCACGCCATGTCACCGTCCTGCGAAAAAACGATCGTGTCTCCATCTGCCAGCCGGCGAAGGATTTGGATCTCGCCATCAACCTGGGGCCGCGCTTTTGGCCTTGCGACTGCTTCTGCGTTCGCCCGGCGATACAGGCCGTTAAATTCGAAGCCGCTGTTTCGCGCGACATCTTCTGAACGGGTCAGATATGCACCGCTCTCTGGGTCGAGCACTTCGAAGGCTGCGGGTAGCTTCTGCAGCGCCACCAAACTCAGTCCTGGGTTCTCTTCGCTATACCGGTAAGTGTGAGCATCGCTCTCCGGCAGCGGGTCGCCGGTTTCGATGTCGACGACGGGTACGCCTTCCAGGCAAGATGCGTGGCAGGTCAGAAGCTCGATATCTGTCGCGCAAATATCGTCAGCCTTGAACGGCTCGTCGCAGATCGGGCACCGATTGATGTCATCTTTGTGCTCGGGTGCTTGTGGAAACGGGTTGGTCATGCCCGCGCCTCCAATGCCCTGACGTGCATCGTGATCCGCGGAACCGAGATCGGGCGGACGTCATATCCGCCGGTCTCGCGCGTGGCCTTGGTGAAGACGACGCTACGGCGAGCGTCTTCGCGGATGCCGCGGTGCTCGGCGGCGCTCCAGCCCCAGCGGCGCTCGGCAACATAGTCCTGCATGACATATTCGGTGACGCCGAAGGCCAGCGCCAGGCGCGGGATCGTCATGCCGGAAAGATAGCCGGCGCGCACGGCCGGCTCCTTGAGCAGCGCGGTCGAGGTGGAGAGGCCGGCGGGCGGAACGGGATTGCGGACGTGGTTCTTGACCGTCATTTCGGTGTCCTTGGGTCAGCGGCGGGAAGGGGTGAGGAAGAGATCGAACCAGAGATCCTGCAGGCGCTCGCGGTCGACGCCGTGCGTCGTGGCGATTTCGAGGAAGGTGCGATCGGGCGTCGCGCCGCAGTCGAGCAGTGCGGAGCACTCGGCGATGGTGAGATCGTGGCCGCGAAGGGCGGCGAGCGGCGCGGTGGTCGCGCGCTTGCGACGCGTGGCGGCATCGTGGCCGACGGGGAGGGTGACGAGCTGCGGCATCATACCTTCGCATCCGCCGCGAACTGCCATTCCTTGCGAAAGGCCGTGGTGCCGGCCAGCGCGGCAGACATCAGAAATGCGATCGAGAGCGCGAGAATGGCGCAGGCGAGGAAGAAGCGATTGGGGCTGGCTTCGAGCCGCGCCTTGTTGTGTCCGGTGAAATGCTCAGTCATGGCCAGAGGCTCCAGAGCAGGATCAGGTGAAGGGGAAGAGTGAAGGCGAGGCCGGGCGAGCGCGCCGCGCATGAACCACAGGGGCAGGGGCTCACGGCGACGCGCCACGGCCGGTCACTTCACCGGAGCGGGAATGTCCGCGCCGGAGCCGTTGCTATTGTCTAGCGTGAGCGGAGCGAGAATGGGGTCTACGTCGAGACGCTGCTCGTCGAACCACTTGGGCTCCTTGTCGGGGTTTTTAGGTGACAGAAGGTATTGGTCGCAGCCGGTTATGTATTCGGCATGCCCGGTCACCACGCCCGAAAAGTTCGTGATGCAATCCTTTGCATAAGATCCAAGCTTTATCATTTCAGGAATTCTCCGGAGGCCGCAGGGATGAGCGCGCCGCGCATGAACCACAGGGGCAGGGGCTCACGGCGGCGCGCCCTCTTCGTCATGGCGCTACGCCGCTCGGGCCATGACGGTGGCGAGTTCGGTGGCCCTCGGGCCGAAGAGCGTGATCTGGCGTTCGGTGAAGCCTTTCAGGATCAGGTCATGATCCGTGCAGCCTTCGCCGATGGTTCGCATCGCCTCGGCCATGCGCTCAATGGTGTTTCTGGTGTGAATTCCGCCGTTCGGTTGCATGTTGGTCTCCGGATTCGAGGAACCCTGCAGGCGGTGCGGAGACGTTTTCTGTGAGTTTCCGCCTGCCTCGCAGGGAGGTGACGCGGAAAAGGTTGCATAAGTTGCAACTATCGTCAACGATCAAAGTTGCAAGTTATGCAACATTGGTGTTGCATAAGATGCTACTACAGGAGGGCTGAAATGACCAGGGACACCGTGAGCGCGAGTGATTCTGCCTTGTCCACCGGTGCAGCGGCGGCAAGGTTTCTTTCTCGGTTCGCTAAAAGTTTAAGGCTCGCTTTAACGGCTGGTTTTCTTATCCAGAGACGTAATGAGCTGGTGAACGAACTCGTCGATAATGCCTTTTACGTCCGCCGGCACGTCTTCGCGCGAGAAAGTTGATTCGAGGCGTGCAATGATTTCAGACGTCATCGTCCGGCGATTTCGCGCTGCAGCGTCCTCAATCCTGCTTTTGAGGTCTTCCGGTAACCGCAATCGGAAATGTGGGTCTTGTCTCGCCATGGCGGACAAATGACACAAATTCCGATTGACGGATATGCCGCACGAATGCCACACCAATGCCACACCGATGCCATGATGGTGGCGGTGAGAACTGGAGGGCAAGATGAATGAGGTTAAGATGACGGTTCGTCTCCCGGTTGATGTAGCCGAGTACCTGAAAGACCAGGCGAGGCGGAACTACACGACCAGAAATGCGGAGGTGATACGCTCCGTGAGAGAGAGAATGGGCGTCGCAGAAACGGTGCGTGCCGACATTGGAAACGCAACGGCAACTTCGCCGGGTGGATAGAGGAGTATGAAGTGGAGAGAGCCGTTGAAGATGCGGAACGAAAGGGCGGCGGCTGTCCCGTGGCGACCGCGCGAATGACCGAAGATCCGATCATCGGAGCGATCTTCGACCTTCGGTCGGCGATCGAGGACTACAACGCAAATGCCCCGGGTGAGGACCGTTGGGCCGAGATCTACGCGGAGAGGACCTATAGGCGTCCTCGTCGCATAATCGAAAGCTGGAAAGAAGGCGCGCGTACCCGGAGAGGAGCCGTGGAAGCGCTGAAACTGGCCAATGACGCCGATCGAGACGGCGATTACGTTATCGTCGGCCCAATGGTGAGGGCCGCACTTTCTTATCTCGAAAGCACCATCTGAGGTTTCGCGCACGCCTGTTGCCCACGAGAAGGCCGCGGCGTGCGTTTCTATTTTCAGCCTTCAGTGCCGGTCTTATCGTGCTCTCTGAAAAATAAGCGGAGCATCTCGATCGCGCGCTCCTTCTGCTCTTCCGTTTTGTCGCGAAAGAACTGCGCCAGCCAGTCATCGTCCGGATGGCGGAAGAGGCCGTGAACATCCGTGCCGAAGAGCGCGGCAAGCTTCTCCAGGTACTCATCCTTCGGCAAGGTGCCGGCGAACCAGCGTGAGACGAGGCTCTTGTCTGCGCCGATCTCCCGCACGACGTCGGCCTGGCTCAAATTCCGCCTCTCGGCCCACTCCGGAATGTAGTGGATGCGGACCGGCGTCTTGTCGCCATGTATCTGCTCGATGTTGCTCATGTTGCAACTATAAACAATCCGTGAGGACATATCGTTAGTGCCTCCTGCAACAGGGTGGCTTGAAAAAGGTTGCAACTTATGCAACTAGTCTGGCCCATGGACACGAAGCAGGCAATCACCCCCGCCATAGCCCTTTATCGTGAGAAGCACGACGGCATGACCCTTGCCGAGTTCGGCAAGCTCTTCACGCCGCCCGTCGACAAGTCGACCGTATCGCGCTGGGAGCGCGGGCAGATCTCGCCGAAAAGGGCGGTCATGGTCGAGCGGGTGACGGGCATTCCGCGCCATGCGCTTCTTCCTGAAGTTTTCGGGTCGCCCGTAACGGAGGCGGCCGAATGATGTTCCCCCAGCAAGGTACCGGTCTCCTCCTCCCAACTGGCGACCTTGCCACCTGGCAGGGACGCGCCCGATCGCGGCGCGTCCCTGTCTCTGTTTTTCCATCTGCATACCCATGCGGCCCTCCGTGATTTGATGGGCTGACCTTATGCGCGGGGCTCTCGCGCTTCACTGAATCCTTTCGCGGTTTTCTTTCCTTGATCTCCACGGCTTTACCGGGGGTGTTTTCGTGCGCTTTGATGAACCTCTTATTTCCCTGAAGGGTGCGACCGAAGCGAGCTTCAAGCTCGGCGGTGGGCTTACCTCTTTCGCGCTGCTGACGAGGGTCGGCGTCTCGACCCTGTCGAAATACGCCTCTGTCAGCGAGGAATTCCGCGACAACGTCATCCCCGTCGATATCGCCGTCGAGGCGGACAGGCGGGCCGGATCTCCGATCATCATCGCGGAGGCGGCGCAGCAGCTCGGCTATGGGCTCTCGCCCCTAGCTGGCCAAGTCGAAGGCAAGCCGGTGACCGAGGCTGCGGCGCTCAAGGTTCTGCACGAGGCCAACGACGTTTCCCGCGCCATCGTCGCGGCGATGGCCGACGGCAGAATCGATGCGCTCGACCGGAAGAAGATCGCTCAGGAGACGCGCGAAGCCATCCGCGCAATGCAGGAAGTGCTCGCCGGTCTGGAGGGCGCGGAATGACCTCGCTGGCGCGGCAGGCTCTCGTCGAGCGGGTGTTGATGTTCTGGCGCGAGGGGCAGCGCGACACGCATTCTATCGCAGCCGAGCTGCAGATCTCTGAGCGCGAGGTCTGCGACATCATCGAACAATCGGAAGGTCGGCGGCCGTGAGCGGGCAACTTCCGAAACTCGGATCGAAGGCGCAGCTGATCGTTGATGCGGTGTTGCAAGCGGGTCTCTATCGTGCGGAGAAACAATCCGATGTCATCGCATGTCGCAGCCTGAACGGCCGCGGGCTGATTGCTCGCGACAAGAAAGATGGTGCGGTCTGGTATCCGACGGCGAAGCTTTGCGAGCTGGCCGGCGTGACGCCGCCGGAAATCGGGCAGGGGGGCGAGGGCGGACCCGGCGCGCCGGATGCTCGGGTTGAACCCGAGGAGGGCGCCGATCGCCTCCCTGCGCCGGCCGACGAGATCGAGGCCTCGCCGACTGCTGACCTGCCGCCGTTGACGCGCCTGCCGCACCATCCTCTGGCGGCACTCTTCCCCATGTTGCCTGACGACGAGCTGCGCCGTCTCGCCGACGATATCGAGGCGAACGGGCAGCAGGAGCCGGTTTGGCTGCTCGACGGCAAGATTCTCGACGGGCGGAACCGCGAGGCGGCGTGCCATCTGGTCGGGATCGACGCCTGGACGAAAGAATACGAGGGCAAGGACCCGCTCGGCTTCGTGCTCTCTCTCAACCTGCATCGCCGGCACCTGACGGAAAGCCAGCGCGCCATGGTGGCAGCGCGAATCGTCGACTGGGAACGCGGCATCAACCAGAACACCGCCGGGGATGCAAATTTGCACGCCCGCGAGGCGGGCCGCCGGCTCTCGATTTCCGAGCGCGCGGTGAAGGCGGCGAAGCGGGTCCGCGATCACGGCGTCGAGGCGCTATCCGATGCCATTCGTGATGGCCGGATCTCGGTCCATGCCGGCGAGGCGCTTAGCCATCTGGAGCGGGCGGCGCAGGAAGAGGCGCTGCGGCTCGAGGAAAAGCAGATCGTCCAGCGCGCCAAGGAAATTCGCCAGAAGCGGCAGGCGATACGTCATGCCGTGCGGTTGACCCATATGGCGCACGTTGCGGAGGCCGGCTCGTCGACAGCGGGCAGGGTCGGCCAGAAATTTCCGGTTATCTATGCCGATCCGCCGTGGCAGTTCGGCGTGCGCTCGGAAGTGACAGGGCGGGAGAAGAGCGCGGAGAACCATTATCCGACCATGCCGACGGATGCGATCTGCGCGCTCTTCGACGAGATCGGCGCGCCGGCCAAAGCTGACTCCGTTCTTTTCCTTTGGGCGACAAACCCGATGCTGCCCGACGCTTTCCGCGTCATGGCCGCGTGGGGCTTCACCTATGTGCACCACTGGATCTGGGACAAGGAAGTGGCTGGGACCGGCTATTGGGGCCGCGACCGGCACGAGCTGCTGCTGATCGGCAGGCGCGGCGACCCTGTTTCGCCGCTGCCCGGATCGCAGCCGGAGACGGTCTATCGCGAGCGGAAGGGCAGGCACAGCGCCAAGCCCGATTACTTCGCCGAGCAGATCGAGCGCCTCTATCCCGCAATGCCGCGTCTCGAAATGTTCTGCCGCACCCCGCGCCCGGGTTGGACGGCATGGGGATTTGAGGCGGGCGCGGAGGCGGCTGAATGACTTCGCTCCTCCCCATCATCGAAGAGCTTGCCGACGCGACGGACCATGCTGCGCGGGCGCGATGGCTGCTCGAAGTGCCGCTCGCGGTGATCATTCGCGACCAGGTGACAATCCACCGGCTGCTGTCTGCGGCCGGTTTTCACGAGGGCCTAGCCTACTTCGCAGCCGAGATCGCGGCGCTTTCGGCAACGCGCGGCCGGGACGGGCTCGCGCCGAACACAATCCGCATGACGCGGGAATACGCCCGCATCGGAATTCAGGTCATTGCGCGCGGGGGCGCGGAAGAGAGGGGTAGCTGATGGGCATTCCAGTCCAATTCTCAGGCGCGAACATGTTGCTGCGGGCGCCGGAAGGCGCCGAGAACGTTTCGGACATGCACACTTTCACCAATGGCATGTGCTCGGTCTCCTGCTGGGAGCTTTCTGCGGAGGAGCTGGCGGAGGTCAACCGTACCGGGCGTATCTACCTGTCCGTCTTTTCGGGCCGCACGCAGCCGCCGGTCTTCGTAGGCGACGAAGAGTCCGTCCGCTCCATTGTCGTCGATTTCGGCGGCGTATGGAGGCGAGCATGATCGAGCTTCCCATGATCGTCGACAGCTTCGCTGGGGGCGGAGGCGCTTCCACCGGAATTGAGATGGCCCTTGGCCGTTCCCCTGATGTGGCGATCAACCACAATCGCGCGGCCCTTGCCATGCATGCGGCAAACCACCCTGAGACGATACACCTCGACAGCAACATATGGGACGTCGCCGGAAAGCCGCTAACGACCACGCAGCAGGGATCGTGTGTCGGCAATTCGGTGTCTCCGGATTTAGCGGAGGCGCTGGTTGCGGCAAACTGCGGGCACCTGGCGGTGCAGGAGGTGGCAGCGTGAGCATTGCCATCATGTCGCAGCTGTTCAAGGCGCATCTGGGTTCGACGAACCGGAAGATGCTTGCCGTGCGCCTGGCGGACTTCGCCGACGACGACGGCAAGGGCATCTGGCCGACGGTCGGGCGGCTTGCGCGCGAGACGGAGCTTTCCGAGCGCACCGTGCAGCGCATCCTGTCCGAATTTGTCGACGAAGGGTTGCTGATCGTCCGCAGGAAAGGCGGCTGGAAGCCGGGCGAGGGTACCCGCTACGATTTCAACATGGGTGCTCTCGGTCGCCTGCAGGCTGCAAAAGTGGCCGCCGAAGGGTGTCACGGTGTCACCCATGACACGGTGACACCCGTGACAACGGCGACGGGGACGGGTGACACCGACGACGGCGAGGGGTGTCACGGTGACACCCAAACCGTAATAGAACCACCAATAGAACCATCAGATTTGAGAGAGGGTGCGCGCGAGGCGGAAGGGCAGGAAAGCCAGACCGAGACGCCGCAGTCGATCGACAAGGCCTTTTGGGCGCTGGTGAAGAATTGGCCCCAGTTCGACGGAATGCCGAAAGAGCCGGCTAGACGTGCTTGGCATGCGCTGACGGCTGACGAGCGCCGGGAAGCGGCCGAGCGGTTCCCCCGTTGGCTGCAGCTGCTGAAAGCGCAGAAGAAATCTCATACGCCGGCGCCATCCACGTACTTCGGCGAAAAGCTCTGGATGGACGTTCCGGCGCAGGATGTGGTCGCGAGGCCAGCGAATGCGATGGCGGCGCCCTTCGGCAAGCTGTGGTCGGCGGCGCGGATCTCGGAACTGCTGCTGCCGCCGACGGGCGTCATCGCACCACCAACGCAGTTCCAGCTATCCCTTATCAGGCAGGGAAAGACGACGCTCGACGAAGTTCGGGCAGAACAGCGCATGCGTTGCGGCTGGCCAGCGGTCAACACGATGCACGAACGGGCGCGGGAACGGCAGGGGTGGCTCTGCCCTCTGGCACTTGAGGAAGTGGCACAGTTCTTCCAGCAGGTGCACCGCGACGCCGAGCAGCTCGCCGCGTGGCGGAGAGAACATAAGCGCCGCGGCTGGCCGTTCCCAGAAGGCAAGCTGCCTGATTGGTCCTACTTCCCGCCGATCGAAGGTGAGGGCGATCTAGACCTCCTCGTCGCCGAAGCCGTCGAGCGCTTCCGAGACCAGATTTCCGACTATCTCGCAAACAGGAGCAAGGGCGATGATCATGCAGCGTAGGACATTCACGGGAAGCCCGATTGCGCTGCAGGGCCCTGATCGCTTCGCCGATCGGATGCGAAGAATCAGTGACGGTCTGCTGGACGAGGGCGCTCTCGTCACCACGAACTGGCGAATCAACGGCGGCAAGGCGCCGTGGTTTGCACTCCGGGTCTGGACCGGACGTGAGAAGGCTGTGGAAAACAGCCTCAATGCTATGGGCGTGCAGTCGCTCGTGCCGATGCGGAAAGGGCCGGATATGCGCCGTCGTCACCGCGTCGTGGCTGGTCAGATGATGCCGGTCATTCATGGCTACGTCCTGGTGCAGATGATGGCGCAGGCCGAGTATCTCGCCGGATTGTTGGGCGTCGAGCATGTGATCGACGTGCTCGGCGGGTGTGAGCGTCCAATGCGCTTGAGCGACAAGGAAGTAAGTAGATTCAATGCGATGGCGCGGAATGGTGATTACGATTGGGAACGTCCTGTCGCCCTGGTGGTGAAAGAGGGAGAACCGGTATGGATCACGGCTGGACCGTTCTGCGATAAGAAGGCAATTGTCGTCACGCCGAACAAGAAAGGTCGTGGTGACGTGGTGGTCTCGATCGACTTCATGGGCGGTGAAGTTCCTGTGACAGTGCCTCTTGCTCTTCTCAAAAAGTTGTGAGAGTCATTCTGCCACTGGATGAGCTGATGATCCTGAAGTGAGCCTCTGAGAACGCCTAAAAAGCGGGGAGCAATCCCGAGGTCGGTACGCCGGTCAGCCCCAGCCCTGAGAGCCTCGCAAGCAGAGGCACCGATTCAGGGCAAGTGCGAAAGCTATGACCAGATGATAGGCGGCCAAGAGGTCGCCTTTTTCGTTTAAAGGATATGAGGCGCGCGAAGCAGTTCAAGCCGGTCGGTGCACCGTCGCGACCGGAGCAGAAGCGCCAGGCAGATAGGTGGCGTGGAAGTGCCAGCGATCGCGGTTACAATCACCGCTGGTCGAAAGCCAGCAAGACCCATCTCGGCAACAGCCCGCTGTGCATCGGATGCCGCGCCCTCGGCCGCATCGTACCTGCAACTCTGGTCGACCACGTCGATCCTCATCATGGTGACCCGGTCAAGTTCTGGGACACCAGCATGTGGCAGTCATCGTGCAAGTGGCATCATGACAGCGTGAAGCAGCGGCTGGAGAAGATGTACGCCTCGGGCACCATTCGCCTCCAAGACCTTTGGTTGAACAGTGCCGTTGCGGTTCGCATCGCAACCGGCATGCGGTGCGACGAGGTCGAGGGGTAGCCACGGGGTGGGGGGAGGTTGAAAGTCTAGACCGTCCCCCTTCCTGACCGGCGGCCTAACACGCAAAAAATCGGCGCGATATTTTTGGCGATAACTTTTTTTTCGGAACCGGGCGGGGCGGTGACCGATCGAGCGGATGACTGATCGAACATGGGACGGCGCAAGGATGACCCGCTTCTGCAAGCCGCGAAGGGATTTCCCGGGCGGCGCAAGCGCAAGGTCGAAGCGGAAATCGAGACGGCGGCCGAGGCGGCTGCCGCGCAGCCGGCAACGGCGGCCGATCCGTTCCCGATCCCTGACGTGTTCGTCCGAGCGCCTGCCTATTGGGCAGAGGCGATCAAGGTCTGGAAGGAACAGGCGGAAGTCCTGCGCAGTGCCGGCCGTCGCCGCCCGGGGTACCGTCGGGCATTGGCCCGCTACTGCATCTGGACCCAGTTCTACGTCTCCGCCGCCGAGCAGCTCCGCCGCGACCTGCCGAGGGGCGGAGCCTCGATCAAGGTGAAGAAGGGCGACGGCGAGACCGTGATCCGGACGCATCCGAACATCGAGTTCATGTCGAAGGCTGAAACCGCTCTGCGCCTCCTCGATGCGGAATTCGGCTTCACGCCGGTGCGCGATCAGGACCTGGTCCGTGTCGAATCGTTCAATGCCGGTCAGGGCAAGCTGCCGCTTTCCGGTTCGCATCCCGCGTCGCCAGCACCTCGCGCCCCAAGCGACGATCCGATGGACCTCATGAACGCGAGCGATAGCCAGCCGCCCGGTATGCGGCCTAATTGAAGGTGCCGACATGGCCGCGCCTTATCCGCTGGCCGTGCCTTACCCTGAGTGGCTGGCCGAAGTTGCAGACGACCCCGCCTATGCCTGGGCGATTTCGGGGTGGAACCGAGCCGCGGCGGTACCGGGCGCCTGGTTCGATCATGCCAAGGCCGACAGGATCGTCGAGCGTTGGCCGCAGATTTTCCGGCTGACGAACGACCGCTTCAAGGGCGTGCCGTTCCGGCTGGTGAAGTGGCAGGACATCACGGTTCGCCTCCTCGTCGGCTGGAAGAAGCCGATCGAGGTCATCGACCCGGCGACACATCGGCCGAGCGTCGAGCACGTCCGCGTGTTTCGTCGCCTGGACCTCTGGATACCGCGCAAGAACGGGAAATCAGAATTCCTGGCGGCACTCGCCGTCCTATTCTTCGTCCTGGAGAAGGTCCACGGCGCCGAGGCATATGTTTTCGGGCGGAACGAGGATCAGGGCCGCGTTCCTTTCGGGAAGATGCAGGACATCATCCGCGAGGCCGATGGGCTGATGGAGGATGTCCAGGGCAACGAACGCATTTCGTTGCACGACAAGAGCATCTTCCTTCGGGAGACAACCTCGCTCTGCCAGTTGCTGACCGGCGCGCCAGACGGAAAGCACGGCCGATCGCCGACCGTCATCGTCGGAGACGAGATCCATGAATGGAAAACCCGGGATCTGGCCGACACGCTCCGGCAAGGGACGGGCGCCAGACTGCAGCCGATCGAACTCTACGCGTCGACGGCCGGGCGGAAGCAGAACCGAACCGGCTTCGAGTGGTTCGAAGAGTCGATCTCCATCATGCGAGATGAGATCGACGATCCCACGACCTTGGTCGTGTTCTTCGGCATCGACGAGGACGACGACTGGACCAATGAAGAGACTTGGCGGAAGGCAAATCCCAGCCTCGGCCTGACGCCTACGCTCGATTATCTGAGGACAGAGTTCAAGAAGGCGAAGGGCAGGCCGGCGCAGGAATCCATTTTCCAGTGCTACCACCTCAACCGCTGGGTCGATCAGCTATCCGGGTGGATACCGCGGCCGAAATGGGCGGCGTGCACCGCCGATGCTACGTCCTGGAAGGAGCTGTGGAAGCGGCACAAGGGTCGGAAGGCGTTTCTCGCCTGTGACGTGTCGTCGACGCGAGACCTTACCGCCTTGGTCATCGTGATGCCGCCTGATGACGAGCATGAAAAGTGGGTGATCATACCGCTTTTCTGGGTCCCGGAGGATACGCTCGACGAGCGCGCCGAGCAGGATCGCCGGGTTGACTGGAAGAAGTGGGTTCGGGATGGAGCCTTGCGCACCACGCCGGGGGACTCCGTCGACCAGACCTTCGTGCAGGAAGCGGTTAAGGATGCCTGCGCGCAGTTCGATGTCCAGGCTTTTGGCTTCGACCCATGGAACGCGCGGAAGCTCGCCGGCGATCTGCAGCATGACGGCATGGACGCCGAGCTGCAGATCGAGATGCGGCAGGGCCACCAGACGTTATCTGGCCCGACGAAGGAATTCGAGCGTCTCGTCTTTGCGGGGAAAGTCGAGCACGGCGGGCATCCGGTTCTCGCATGGATGGCGGGGCACTGCACGGTGCGCTTCGACGTGAACCTCAACTACGTGCCCGACAAGAAAAACTCCTTGGACAAGATCGACGGCATCATCGCTACCGTGATGGGCGTCGGCCTGGCAATGGGCGAGGAAGAATCCGGGATGGATGACTATTTCAAGAGCTTGGCGGGGGCAGCGTGAAGATCTTCCGGAAAATGGCAGACACGATACGCCGCCTTACGGTCCGTGAACCTGACGGCTGGTACCCGGACAGCATGCGCGGCGATGCCGGCGAGGTCGTCACGGACGACTCGGCCATGTCCTTGTCTGCGGTCTGGGCCTGTGTGAACCTGCTTGCCGGGACGATCGCGAGCCTTCCGCTGATGGTCTATCGGACGGATGCGCAAGGCCGCCGCACGGTGGCTCGGGGTCACGCCTTGTACCGCGTCCTGCATGACAGCCCGAACTACGATCAGACGGCGGTCGACTTCTGGGAGTTTGCGAACGCCTCAATCGAACTTTGGGGCAACGCCTATGCGCGAGTCGAGCGCAGTGTCGGCCAGGTCTCGGGTCTTTATCCAGTGGCGCCGGCTCTCATGTCCGTCAGGCGGCTCGCCAATGGTGACCTGGAGTACCGCTGGACCGAGAACGGCAGATCCTTCGTTGAGACTGACGCCTCTATGCTGCACATCCGTGGCTTCGGCGGGAACCCTCTTGGTGGGATGTCGACGCTGCACTTTGGCCGCAACGCGTTCAGCCTGGCGCGGGCAGTCGATCGGTCCGCCGGCGGCATGTTCAAGAACGGCCTTCGCCCGTCCGGTGTCCTGACCTTTGAAAAATGGCTGTCTCCGGAACAGCGTACGCTGACGAAGAACGAACTTACCGAACAATTCCTCGGCGCTGCCAACTCGGGGCGGCCACTTGTTCTCGAAGGTGGCACCAAATGGGAGCAGCTGACCATAAGCCCCGAAGACGCCCAGATGCTGGAGTCTCGCGGGTTCTCGGTTGAGGAAATCTGCCGGATTTTCGGTGTCCCTCCCTTCATGGTCGGCCACACGCAAAAGGTGACGAGCTTCGGCTCGGGGCTGGAGCAACAGGTTCTGGGGTTTCAGAAATTCACGCTCCGGCGCCGCCTGAAGCGGATCGAGCAGGCTCTGGAGAAGCAGCTTCTGCGGCCGGAAGATCGCGCAGCCGGCATCACCATAGAATTCAACCTTGAAGGTCTGCTGCGCGGAGACAGTGCGGCGCGGGCCAGCTTCTACCAGTCTGGCCTCACCAACGGCTGGATGACCATTAACGAGGTCCGCGCCCTGGAGAACATGCCACCGGTCGACGGTGGCGACGTGCCGCGCATGCAGATGCAGAACGTGCCGATAACCGAGGCTGGACAGCAACAGCAGCAACTTCCGTCGCCGAACGAGGAATAGCGATCATGAAGACCAAGGATTTCGCCCTGCAGATCAAGGATCTGTCGGATGAAGGCACCTTTGAAGGTTACGGTTCCGTGTTCGGGAACGTCGACAGCTACGGCGAGAAGGTTATGCCGGGTGCGTTCGTTTCGTCGCTGAACAAGCACCGTCGCGAGGGCTCCAACGTTCTCATGCTTTGGCAGCACAACCCGGATGAGCCCATCGGCGTTTGGGAAGACTTGGCCGAGGATTCGAAAGGTCTCTGGGGTAAAGGCCGACTCATCATGGCAGTCCAGAAGGCCCGCGAGACACACGCTCTCATGAAGGCGAAGGCGATCGGCGGCCTCTCTATCGGATATCGCGAAGTCAAGGTCACTCCTGACGGCAATGTCCGCAACCTCGAAGAACTGGATCTGCGGGAAATCTCCCCGGTCTCGTTCCCCGCGAATCGTCGGGCACGGATCGAGGCTGTCAAATCGGAACGCATGGAAGAGTTCGCCCGCCGGCTGCGCGATGGCGACCCCATGCCCATCAAGGATTTCGAGGACATCCTGCGCGAGGCAGGGGTCCCGAAGAGCATGGCCGTTGCGATCGCCTCGCACGGCTATGCGAAGGCCATTCGGGGTGAGCCCGAGGGCGAGAAGGCGAATGATCAGGCCCTGCGCTTCCTGCAGATGCTGAAGGCAGACTGAAACCCTCAACCACACTCCGGAAAGGTAATTCCATGAAGAACCATCGCATCATCGCGGCGGGTAGCATCGCCATGCTCGTGGCGGGCCTGAGCTATTCCCGCTTCGCCCCTCGCGTCGTCTTCGACAAACCGAACGACCAGGGCGTCGACATCAACGCCCTCGCGACGCAGATCAAAACCGAACACAAGCAGGCAGTCGACGCGGTCAAGGCCATTGCCGAGGAAGCTCTCGGTAAGGCCAAGGCGGGAGAGGAACTGTCCACGTCGATCAAGGAAAAGGCCGACGAGGCTCTTCTCAAGATGAACGGCCTTACCGAGCAGGTTGCCGAGCTCGAGCAGAAAATGGCCCGCAACCGTGGCGCCGGTGACGATCAGCAGAAGTCCATCGGCGAGCAGTTCACCGAATCTGAGAGCTTCAAGTCCTTTCAGGACAGCAAGTTCGCGAAGAGCGCCCGCGGCGCCGACCTGAAGGTGAAAGCCACCCTCACGTCGCTGACCACGGACGCGGCAGGCTCTGTCGGCGATGCCATCCAGAACTCCCGTCTGCCGGGCATTCTGCCGCTTCCCCAGCGCCGGATGACTGTTCGGGATCTCCTCACCCCCGGTCGCATGGATGGGAACACGCTGGAATACGTGAAGGAAACCGGCTTCACCAACAACGCCGCTCCGGTGGCGGAAGGTGCCCTGAAGCCGTCCTCCGATATCAAGCTCGACCTGGTCACGACCTCGGCCAAGGTCATCGCGCACTGGATGAAGGCGTCCAAGCAGGTTCTGGACGATATTTCGCAGCTCCGCTCGATGATCGACCAGCGCCTCCTGTACGGTCTCGCCTATGTCGAGGAGCAGCAGCTCCTGAACGGTGATGGCACCGGTCAGAACCTTCACGGCATCATCCCGCAGGCGACGGCCTACGCAGCCCCGATCGCCCTGACCAGCCCGACGAGCATCGACATAATGCGTCTCGCGATGCTGCAGGCAGCGCTCGCGGAATATCCGGCGACCGGGCACGTCATGAACCCGATCGACTGGGCGTGGATCGAGACCCTGAAGGATACGGAAGGCCGCTATATCATCGGCAATCCGCAGGGCAGCATTACGCCCACGCTCTGGGGCCTGCCCGTTGTGCAGACGCAGGCCATGACGGTCGACAAGTTCCTGACGGGGGCTTTCCGTCTTGGTGCGCAGATCTTCGACCGCTGGGACGCCCGGATCGAAGCCGCCTATGTCGATGACGACTTCATCCGCAACCTCATCACCATCCTCGCGGAAGAGCGGCTTGCTCTGGCGGTCTACCGTCCGGAAGCCTTCATCTACGGCGACTTCGGCCGCGTGGCCTGATCAAGTTCGGCTCATCAAGGGGGGCAGTTTCGGCTGCCCCCTCTATGAACCGAAGGAGAGCAGCTATGAAGTTCTACGTCACGCGCCAGCACATTGGGGATAAGCTTTACATGCCCGGCGACACTCGTGAAGCCAACGAGAGCGATGTCAAGCACCTAATCGGGAAAACCCTCTCGAAAGATCCGCCGAAGAAGGCAGACAGTGTTGAGAAGAAGCCAACCGGCAGGGCAGCTCGCGCTACTGCAAGAAAAGCTGCGCCTGCGCCTGAAAACAAGGCCGAGCCGGCCCCCGCCAATCAGGCGGAAATTGCATCCCCGCAAAACAAGAGTGAGTGATCCATGCACCGCCCTGTTCTCGTCACCGGGCCGTCAGCGCTGCCTGTCTCGCTTGCAGAGGTGAAGTCGGCGCTGCGCGTTGACGGCGGGGATTCGGATGGCGACCTAGAGCGCCTGATCCGCTCGGCCGTAGCGCACTATGAAGGCTGGTCGGGCATCCTCGGCATTGCCCTGGTTGCCCAGACCTGGCGCCAGGATTTCAACCGCTTCGAGCAAAAGATGATGCTCGGCCTTCGCCCCGTGCAATCGGTCAGTTCAATCAATTGGCGCAACGAAGCCGGGCAGATTTCGACCGTCGCGGCCGCAGACTATGCCCTGAAGACCGACGCCGGCGGCCGGTCCTATGTCCGGTTCGTGAATGACTACTCGGCTCCGTCCGACCTCTACGAGGATGCGGCCGTATCGGTCGAGTTCATCGCCGGGTGGCCTATCGTCGAAAACGAGCCGACGACGCCAGAAGACATCAAGACGGCGATCATCCTCCACGTGCAGAAGCATTATGACGAGGCCGCAAAAGCCAACTCCGACATTCTCGATCGGGTCGAGCGTGATCTCATCTCAAAATACAGGGCTCCGCTCATCTGATGGCTATCACCGCACAGGAACTCGATCGACGCATTACGATCGAGAGGGCGACGACTGTCGTCGATGAGTTTAACCAGCCGATCGAGACCTGGGCGTCCTTCATTACGGTCTGGGCACAGAGGAAAGATGCCTCGGATCTGGTCCGAAAGGAGATCCTCGCGGCAGAGCAGGTCGGGTCGTTTCTGCTTAGCTATTTCGTAATCAGGTCCTCCAGCCAGGCGAAGACCATCACGCCCGTCGACCGCATAAAATATGACGGTCACATCTGGAATATCAAAAGCACGAAAGAGACGGCTGACGGCCGTCTCCGCTTCATCGAGATCACGGCCGTGAGGGCAAACAACTGATGGCGCGTGGGGTCACCGTCAAGGTTGAGGGCCTCAAGGACCTCGAAAACGCTCTGAAGGACTTGCCCCAGGCGAATGCCAAGGCTGTTCTGCGGCGGACGTTGAAGGAAGCTGGGGAGCCGATCGCGAAGACGGCGCGATCGCTGGCGCCGAAGCACGATATGCACCTTTCCGAGAGCGTCGACGTCAGCACCAAGCTGTCCCGCCGACAGCGCGGGCTGCACAAGAAAGAGTCTCCTGTCGAAATGTTCATCGGGCCAGGTCCTGATCCTGCGGCGCATCTGCAGGAATTCGGAAGTGGTCCCGGGCACCATGCGCAGCCGTTTCTGCGGCCTGCATGGGATCAGAACAAAGACAAGGCGCTCGACACCATTGCGAACCTGACGTGGGTCGAGATCGAAAAAACAGCCAAGCGCCTGGCGAAGAAAGCCGCAAAGGGCAAATAGCCAAATGGAAGAAGCTCTCGTGAACCTGCTGCTGAGCGCGGCCGGCGTGACTTCGCTTGTCGGCACACGGATCAACTGGCTACGGAAGCCACAGTCCGACGATGGCGATCCGTACATCGTCCTTCAGCGCATCGACGGCGATCGTGACTATCACATGCGCGGTCCGTCAGGCTACGTGTCGAGCCGGGTTCAGGCCGATGTTTACGGCACCACCTATGCCTCCAGCAAGAAAGCCGCGCGTGCCATGATCACGGTGCTGTCCGGTCATCGCGGCGGCGTCTTCCAGGGCATCTTCATAGATTCCGAACGTGATCTCCCGGCGGCGGACGCGGGAGAAGTGACGAACCTTTTCCGCACGTCCGTCGACCTGATCGTTCATCACGCAAACTAGGAGAGTGAAATGGCTGAAACCCAAGCCTCGATCGGCTATGGCTCATTTTTCCACGTCAGCCAGGATAATGGCGCCACGTGGATCGAGCTCGCCGAGGTCTATGACATCACACCGCCGAGCGATACCGTTGACGTCGTCGACGCGACGCACATGCAATCGCCGAACCGCACGCGGGAATTCATCTCGGGTCTTTCCGACCCGGGCGAAGCGTCTTTCGAGATGAACTTCGTTCCGGGCTCGGCGTCTGACGCGAAGATCCGCGAAATCCGTGTTTCCGGCGAGCGCGTAAAATGCCGCATTACTTTCCCCAACGCGGTGGCTTGGACCTTCTCCGGACTGGTCACCGGGTATGAACCGGCCGTCCCGACTGATGACAAGATGACGGCCACGGTAACCTTCAAGGTCACCGGCTCCTACATCTCCACCCCGGCAGCCGCCCCGACGAACTCCGTTCTCCCGGCAATCAGCGGCGTCGCCCAGGTCGGCCAGGTGCTCACCGCCTACCCCGGCGTTTGGACGGCTGCCCCGACTTTCACCTACCAGTGGAAGAAGGACGGCGTAAACATCGCTGGGGCGACCGAGTCGACCTATACGCCAGTTGTCGGCGACGTCGCCTCCGCCATCACCGTCACTGTCACCGGCACGAACAGCGCTGGCGCCGCTTCCGCAACCAGTGCGGAAACCGCTGACGTTATCGCAGCATAAGGGGTGAAAATGGCAAATCCCAACAGAGGTTCGGTCGCCCTTCAGGTGGGCGATCGAGCCTACACACTCTCCTATTCGATCAATGCGCTCTGCGAGCTCGAGGAGCTTCTCGACAAGCCGGTTGCCGCGATCATCGAGGCAATCCAGAAGCCGGCGGAACTCCGCATGAGTTCCGTGCGGGCGATCATCTGGGCCGGATTGCAGGACCATCACCAGGGCCTGACCGTTCAAGAGGCCGGTCAGATTGCATCGGAAGCCGGCATGCAGGCCGCGATGTCACAGGTTGGAGAAGCCTTTCGCCTTGCATTCCCCGCGCCGGCGGAAGGGGTCGCCAAGGCAAACCCTCAGAAGGCGAAGGGCTAGACCCACTCGGTCTGCTTAAGTCCTGGGTTGAAGCAGGACAGGACCCTTCGCTTTTCTGGCGCCTCACGCTTCGAGAGATCCGCGTCGTCCTTGATGGCGTGGCGGTTAGATTGAGACGCGAACACAACGACAGAGCCTGGCTGGCTTGGCACATCGAGGCGCTGGCCCGGCAGAAGAAGATGCCGAAATTGAAAGAGCTGACACGCACCTCCACTGCAAAGCCGAGGCGCCGTCAAACTGTTGAAGAGCAGATCGCCATTGCCCAAGCGTGGACAGCGGCGCTGACGAGGAAGTGACATGGCTTCAGCCACGATAGGTTCGCTTAGAGTTGTTCTCGGCATCGACAGCGCAGCTTTCGACAAGGGTCTTGCCGACGCGATGAAGAGCCTCAAGGGCATCGGCAACTCGATGCAGTCGCTCGGCAAATCCATGTCGCTGTCGCTGACGGCGCCGATCGTCGGCTTCGGAGCGCTGACCGTCAAGACTGCTGGCGACTTCGAAGCAGCGATGAACCGCGTCGGGGCCGCCTCCGATGCCAGCACCGGGCAGTTAGAGGCCATGCGCAAGATGGCGCTCGAACTCGGCTCGGACACGTCGAAATCAGCCTCTGAAGCCGCCGATGCGATGGAAATGCTGGCGAAGAACGGTCTTGGCGCAGAGGACATCCTCGGCGGCGCGGCGGCCGCGTCCATCAAGTTGTCCGAGGCTACCGGTGGAGACTTGTCGACGGCCGCCGATGTGGCCACGAACGTCATGGCGCAGTTCAAGATAGAGGTAAAAGACCTCGGCCGCGTCGTGGACGGCATTACCGGCGTGACACTCGCTTCGCAGTTCGGGTTTCAAGACTACAAGGATGCGCTTGCGCAAGCTGGCGGTGTGGCTGGCTCCCTCGGCGTATCGATCGAGGAGTTCAATTCGGCCGTTGCGGCTACCTCATCCGTTTTCAACAGCGGCTCCGATGCGGGAACCTCGTTCAAGACGTTCCTCACGCGCCTTGTTCCGCAGAGCAAACAAGCTTCCGCAGCCATGGACGAGCTCGGCATCAAGTTCTTCAACGCCGACGGCTCCATGAAGTCGATGGCCCAGATTGCCGAAGTGCTGAAGGTGAGCCTCTCTGGCCTGAGTGACGAGGCGAGAAACGAGGCTCTAAAGGATATTTTCGGCGTCGATGCCATGCGAACCGCCATTGCGCTCGCCGATCAGGGCGCCGCCGGCATCGACAAAATGACCGCATCTGTCTCCCGGGCCGGCTCGGCGGATGAGCAGGCAGCGGCGAGAATGAAGGGCTTCAACGGCGAGATGGAAAAGCTCGCCGGCGCGTTCGAGACCTTGCAAATCGCAATAGCAGACAGTGGGCTTCTGTCTGTGGTTACACAGTTCGTCACCAAACTGGCGGGCTGGATAGATGTTCTCGCCCAGACCAATCCCGAGCTGCTGAAGTGGGGCACCATCGTTGCGGGTCTTACCGCGGCGCTCGGACCTGTTGTGATTGCGCTTGGGGGCATGGCGGCCGCGATCGCGACTATCGGTTTGCCGATCACTGCAGTAGTCGCCGGCATCACGGCCTTGACGGTGGCGGTTGTTGCGTTCTGGCCTGAAATTCAGGCGGCTTGGGAGTGGGTGAAGAGGCTCTTCGATCTCTTCGTTCAGCTTCACACGCAAGTGCTCAACTCCGTCATTCAGAAATTCCAGGAGTTGGCGTCCTCGATCGTCTCGTCGCTCGCAGGCCTCGGGCAGGAGATCATCGCAGTCTTCAAGGCGATCCCGGGCCAGATGATCCAGATCGGTCAGGACATCATCTCCGGGCTGTGGCAAGGCATCAAAAACAAGTGGGAGGAACTGAAGGGCGGTGTTGCCGACATCGCTTCCGGTATCAAGGAAAGCTTCACTGGCTTCTTCGACATCCACTCTCCGTCACGCGTGATGGAGGAGATAGGCATGAACATCATGCAGGGTCTCGGCAACGGCATGAACGATCTTCGCGGAGATGTTGTCGGTGTAGCTGGCGGAGTGGCTAGCGACATCAAATCAACGCTCGGCGGGATAGACACCGTTGGGAAGGGCCTCGGCGACGGCATAAGCGGGATGTTCGACGGTATCGGATCCTCGCTTGCAGCGGCGATCAAGGGAACCAAGGATTGGCGCGACGTGGCGCTCGATGCTCTGCGCAGCATCGGTTCCACCCTCCTGCAATCGATGAATTTCGGTGGTGGTTTCGGCGGCGGCATCCTGAAGGGGCTGCTCGGCGGGCTTGTCGGCTTCGCGAATGGCGGCTCGTTCCAGGTCGGGGGCGCAGGCGGGATTGACAGTCAGCTCGTCGCATTTCGCGCGAGCCCAGACGAGACCGTCAGCATCACGAAGCCGGGGCAGCGTTCTGGCGGCGGAGCTTACGCCCCAGTCTACAATATCGACGCTCGCGGTGCAGACCAGGCGGCGATCGCGCGGCTGGAGCGGGGGCTTGCCGAGCGCGACCGGACGGAAGCCAAGCGCGTGGCTGGATATGAGCATACCCGCTCGACACGTAATACGAGGCCCTGATGGGACGTTTGATCTCGATGCCGAACGGGCTCTGGCCGCGTTCGATGGAGCCGCTATCGGGGCCTCGCGCCGTCGGCGGGGCGGCCAATACCTCGATCGGCAACTTCATGCAGACGGTCGCTGCGCCGTTTGGCGGCTGGCGCTGGCAGTTCGTGTTTCCGGTTTCGAAGGATGCGAAGTTTCGCCGCTATCGGGGCTGGGTGACTGCGCTGCACGGGGGCGCGAACGCGACCCGTGTGCCGTTCGGTGATCCGGACATGATGACGCTGCTCGAGGCGGGAATGACCGTCACGCAGGCGCAGGAGCGGTTCGGGCTTCCCTGGAGCAATGGCGAGACCTGGAGCAACGGCCAGAACTGGCGGGTGACGGCGCCGAATGTGCCAGTGGACGCAGCTGCGGAGCGCGATGCGACGATCATTCGGCTTGCGGACGCGTTCTGGGGCCATCGCCTGCAGATGGGCGACTATCTCGGATTCTTCCCGCTGCACTTCGGGCTCTACACGGTCACCGAAGAGCGGGGCGACGGAGAATATCGCATTTGGCCGCCGCTCCGGAAGGCGCTGACGGCCGGGGACTTCGCGACGCTCTATCCGACCATGGCGATGCGGCTCGAAAGCGAGGATGCGGCGAGCGCCGCGCGCGGCGTCGCCCATGCCGAAGAGGCAAGCGTCACGCTGGTCGAAGTCTTCGACTATGACGTGCGCGACTATTTCGCGGACTGATCATGGCAAACCTGTTTTCAGCCGACGATATGGCGTTCCAGCGCCGGCCGCACATTGCCCGGGCGTGGTTTGCGGATCTCGATCTGCCTTCGGGCCGCTGGCACCTTCACAATGGTGTCGGGCGAAAAACCGTCGGTGGCGTCGAGTGGCGTGGGGTTTCCGATCCCGCCGGCGGGCAGCTCGTTTCCATCAGCGCCGTCGAGGATCCTCGCTTCGGACAGGCGGCGAAGATCGACATCGTCATTGCCGGTGTGAACCTCGATTTCTTGCGCTCGGTGAAGGATCAAGGCAGGCAGATCGAGGGGCGCCTTGCAGATGTCTATTGGTGCGCCTTCGACCAGGAGACGCAGGAGGTCTGGCCGTCAGGGCTGAAGAAGCTTTTCCCTGGCTATCTCTCTTCGCCGAAGATCCGCTGGAGCGGCATCGGCGTGCGCACCGTGGCCTTCACGATCGAAAGCCTCTGGCACTCGCAGAACTTCCCCTTCGGCGGCAAGTGGACGCCGGCGGATCAGCAGGCGCGCTATTCCGGCGACAAGGGGCTCGAGTTCGTCGGCGTCAAGGTGCAGGAGATCATTCGTGGAACCTGATCTTTCCGAACGCTTGCACGCCTTCATCGTCGAGGCGCAGGAAAGCGAAAGCATCTGGGGCGTTTCCGACTGCTCTAAGTGGCCGGCAGCGTGGGTCGAGCAGGTTCATGGCCGCAAGATCAAGCTGCCGCGCTGGAGCAGCCGCGACGAGGCGCACCGGCTGATTGCGAAGGCCGGATCTCTGGAACGTCTCTGGTCTGATGCGCTTGCCGAATTTCGGCTTTTCGAAACCGGCCGTCCGCAGCTCGGCGATGTCGGCATTATCGAGACCAGCCGATACGGTCAGGTCGGCGGCATCTTTGTTCATGGGGACTATTTCGCGTGGCGCGCCGAGACGGGCGTCGCGTTCATCGTTCCCCGCACCATCGTCAAGGCTTGGGCGATTCAATGAAGTCCGTAAGATTGCTGTTTGCCAGCGGCGCATCATTCGTCGCGATGGCCACGCATGCGCATGCGGACCCGGTGTCGCTGATCGCGACGGCGATCCATGGGTTTCTCCTTTCGAGCACGGCGGTCGCCGCGACGGCAGCCGGCACAATCGCGACAATTGCGGCGAATGTGATCGTCGGCGGCGCGTTCGTCGGTCTTTCGCTGATCGGCCGCCAGCGGCAGCCAGGGACGGTCAAGCCCTCCGACGCGAAAGGTACCTTCGAGAGCGGCGAAAGCTCTGTGATCGAGGGGCTCGGTCGTGTGCGCGTCGGCGGGCTCAAGGCTTTCGGCAATACGGATGGTTCGACACGTTGGCGGCTCGTCTGCCGGCTGCAGGGGCCGATCGATGCAGTCGAAGCCTATTTTGTTGGCGGCCGTGAGGTGACGGTCGATCCGGACGGTGATGTTTCCTCGCCGCCCTGGTCGCGCTCCGGCGGCTCCTGGATGAAGTGGGAGGACAAGAAGGGGACCGGAGCGGAATCCGCCTGGCCGGCGCTGCTTAGTGCCTTTCCGGAGCTTTGGACCAGCGCGCACCGCGTGCGCGGTATCGCGCAGTCGCTGGTGACCTTCTTCAACCCGGGTCTCGCCTCCGACAAATATCTCTCGCTCTACCAGGGCGGGGTTCCGGACACGGAATGGGTGGCGCGTGCATCGCTTGTCTACGATCCGCGCGACGAGAGTGCCGATCCGGACAATCCCGCAACATGGGGCTGGAATGAGAACGGAATTCTCAATGCGGTGCATGTTCTGCGCCGAGATCCGGCTTTCACCTCCGACCGTTTCGACTGGCCCCTGATCACCACCCAGGCGGTAAAAGCCGATATCTCCGTGGCTACAAAGACGGGCACGGAAAAGCGGGCGCGCTGCTGGGGCATGTGGGCGTGGGAGGGAGCCCGCAAGGATACGATGGAGGATATCCTTCGGTCGATCGGCGCGGAAATCCGCATGACGGCCGACGGCAAGATCTGGTTTGAGCTGATCGACGATGACCCTCTGGCGGAAATCTCCTTCGAGCCGCGCGACATCATCGATCTCGAATGGATGTCCGGCCCGGAGGCGGTCGAGCGCCCGAATGTCTGCCGGATCAAATATTATTCTCCGGAGCGTAATTACGAGCTCGCCGACATCGACATGACGGGCATTGCCTGGGCGAAGATCGACGACGAGGTGATGCGCTACGGCCCGAAATACCACGATGTCGAGCTTCCCTTCTGCCCTTCAGCGAGCCAGGCGCAGCGGATTGCACGGCGCCTGTTCCTCCAGGCGCGGGCGGATACGGGCGTGGCGGTGGCGAACATGGTCGGGCTCGCCGCATGGGGCCGCTACTACGGCGAGATCGAGCTGCCGGATCTCGGCGATGTGGAGAAGGTGAGGCTTTCGCCCCCGCGCGTCGACGACGGCCGCGGCACGGTGGAAATCCCGTTTTCGGTCTGGCCGTCGCTGCCGGCGTGGAACCCGGCGACGGATGAAGCGGACGCGCCGGAGCCTCTGCCGGAGATGCAATATGAAAGCGATTTGCCAACACCCAATCCGCCGACCTCTGCTTTGCACATCACTTATCCGGTGAGTGGAAACAAGGAATTCCGCATCGGCTATTCGCTGCCTGCCGCAGACTTCAGCACGATCGAGGCAACCTACCGCGCCTATAGCGGCGGCTTGCCCGGCTCCTGGTCCGGCATGAGCGAGCAATCAACATTTGCGTATGTCTCCGCAGATCTGCTTGGGCAGGAGATTGATGCGAGGGTACGCATCTTCGAGGGCGATGATGGTAGCTACTACTCGGACCCGCTTCATACACTGTCTGTCGGCGTCAACAATGCGGCTTGCGGACAGCCGAACCTTATTTCCGGCGGGGCAAGCGGATCGAGCCCGACCGCCTCCCTTGATGTGACCGTGAACGCCGACGAGCTGCGCTGCGCTTCTATTCGGCTCGATCGTCGGCTCGACACGGGCTCCGGCTTTGGATCGTGGATCACGCGCGACGAGCAGGATGTGCGCCCTCTTCAGAACCGAACGTTTACTGACAGCCACATCAGCTTAGGCGGAGATTTCACTGTTGAGTGGCGACTGATCACCAAGACCACCGGCGGCGTCGAGGGAGCGCCTCGCACCTTTACCGTTCACCTAAACCCCACCTGATTTCCCATTAAAATCGGAGAATTCTGAATGTCTCTTTTCACGAAGACGGCAAACGACGTTTTCGCGCCATACAACAGCGACGGCAGCCCGCGCGAGCCCGTGCCACAGGAGGCGCAAGTTTGGGGGACAGAGGTCGAGCAGTCGCTGCTCGCCTTCCAAGCCGGCGGTGGCATCATCTTCGAGACGAAGGCTGAGATGGATGCGGCACTCAACTATGCGGCAAATCAGTCGGCGTGGGTGATGGGCGACGACACCGTCGAGAACAACGGCGTCTACCGCAAGATCGGTGCTTCCGGCGTAGGATCATGGGAGCGGCTTGGAGATCTGCCGTACTCGTTTATTAGGGCTAACGATGTTGGCGCAGGAACACCGAATGCCATTCAGGCGACGACGAGCATTCCCGTCAGCGGCTCCGCGCTGATCTGGATGAACGTCTTTGAAGCGAACACGGCTTCCCCGGTTATCGTCTCGTTCAACGGCGGCTCTGCGCTCACGATCAAGACGAACAGCGGCAACGATGTTGCGGCGGGCGGTCTCGTGGCGGGCATGATCGTGCTCGGTATTGTCTCGGGCTCGACGTTCCGGCTCGTGAGCGACCAGGCGAGCGCTGCGGTACTGGCGGGGTGTGAGGCGGCGAGGGATGCAGCGCTTTCGGCGGTGCCAAATTCATTCCCTTCGAATCGGGCAGCACTGAAATCAATCGACACAACGACGCATGTTGCTGCGTATTTGCGTGAGGCTGGACGCGAGGGGCAGTTCGTCTGGAAGGCCGGGGATTATTCCGCGCAGATCGCTGCCGACCCCCTGGAAGGTTTGTATATTAAAGCGGATGGTGTGCCCTCGGCATCCGGGGCATGGGTCCGCCATGGTGAATGGGCCCTCCAAGGTGGCTATGCTGAATGGTTCGGAGCTGTCGCTGACTATGACCAGGACGACGGCAGTGGCACGGACAACGACGACGCAATCAACGCTGCACTTTCGCTGCTGCCGCGTGTGTTTCTTGCGGGTGGCTATTACCGCATAGCAGATACTGTCGAATTGGGACCGTATCGAAGCCTGGTTTACCAATTCGGCGCGCAAAGCATGCCGGTCGGAGACACGGACTATTTCAAGCTCAATACCCGCGCATGCCTCGTTCCGCGCAACCTTCCGCGGCGCCATGTAATCAACTCGATGATCACGCAATGCGAGCTTTCCGGCGGCGTCCTTGCAAACCCGAGTGCAGCTGAGATTTACACAGTAAGCAGCGCCGGTCGCCTTGCCAATTACCGGATTATGGACTTCACCAACCAGGACGCTTCGGGTGCAACGCGCGCAACGCAGCGCCTGCTATCGATCGCGGTCAAAGGATCTCGTGGTGCAAGCGTCGAAGGCGTGAGCGTCCGCACCACTCGCGCGAACGGCAACTTCGTTTCCGATGCCGCCGACACCGATTTCGGCAACCAATGCGATATCGGCTTCCTCGGTGAAAACGCGTTCTTCGGGAGCTTAAAGAAATCCGTCATTACCTGGGCGTTCAGAGACGCGGCGGTATTGCTCATCACCGACGACGTGACGGGCGATTCTCCGGATTATCACCCGCAAACCGACCGGTTCTTTATTAGCGAATGCCTCATCGAAGGCCATTGCGGTTTTGCGGTGCGTGGGCCGGACAGGGTTCGTATTTCCGCTGTAACGACCACGACAATTCGTGTGAAGTGGTTTAAGTCGCATCGCTTCGCATCGACAGGCAGCATCAACGCGGACGGAAGCGATTACACGTACTCCTCCCTGACCTATGACGCAGGGACGCAGGAACTCGTGTTCGGCGGTCTGTCGGCAGATCCGGTTGCTGCCGGAGTGGCGGTTGGGGACGAACTTATCCGGACGGAGGACACCCGCACGTTTGGTAGCGGCGGGGTTAGTGTGAACAACAGCTTCATTCGCTCAATTTCGCATCCGTCGCTTAAGATTAGTACCGATGGGTTCTTCACCGACTTCTTCGCAATGTCGGGGAGGAGTGTCGAATTGTCTGGCCTTGGAATCCGCGGGGCTATCTTCCACAATACCTACGTCCACGGGCGGGAAGATATTTCCGTTTGGGTACAGGATGGTAACGATGTCTATTTCGCTACCGCAGACTACCACGAGGCGAAATTCCTTGCGGAGGGCGCCGGGAGCAATGTCTCCCGCTTCATTGCGCTTGGGTTTGATGCGAAGGTGGCGCGCGGCATTCCTCAACCGATCGGCAATGCTGGCGACATTCATTTCATCGGCTGGTCGCAAACCGAGGGCGGGACGGATATGCGGCCCACCTACCGCACGGCGTCAAACTATGGGAGGTTTGGCAGCGGCAGCGGGATCAATGACGGATTGTTCGAGCCTTCCCGATGCTCTAACGACACCGGGTACGCGTACGGGAACACAAACTTCGGCGTAGCTCTGGTTCATCGCCTCCCGATCATTCGCGGGACGAACCATGGCTATGTCATGTGTTCTCCGTTCCTTACACCAGTTCACTCCATTGATAGCTCTTACCGGCAAGCCTGGGGAACTGGTCAGTGGTCCGTCGCCGCCGATCTGCCGTATGCGTTCAACTTCTATTTCGGCGCAAATTCCATCGCCAACCTCGCTAACACGTCATCGACTTCGATTGCCGCGTGGCGGGTGGAAAATACTGCGGGCAACGCCTGGTATGGCGTCGATGTCGACGGCTTCGGCGTTTTGAGGAGCAATGGCGTTTCCCGCATCAAATTTGGCCCCAACAAGCTGAATCCAGCTACGGACAGCAACATCGATCTCGGGATAGCTGCTACGGGACGCTATCGAGATCTCTTTCTACTGAACGCCCCAACGGTGACCTCCGAGGCCTCTGATAAGGTCTGGCGTGGGGGCCTCACTGCGGTGGAGTTGCGCGTGGCTCGCAGGCTTTCGTCCCTGATCGGCTTGTTCCAGTGGAAGGACGCCATCGCTGAGAAGGAGCCCCAAGGGAAAGTCGCAAGGCTCCACGCAGGCGTGACTGCACAGAGCGTTGTGGCTGCCTTCGAGGCCGAGGGCCTTGACCCCTTCGAATATGGGCTCGTTGGCCTGGACGCATGGGAAGAACAAGCGCCCGTCCTTGACGAGGAAGGCAACGAGGTCCAACCCAGCATCAAGGCTGGAAGCCGCCACAGCCTAAGGCCCGACGAGCTGTGGGCGTTTATCGCGGCGGGCTTTGAGGCGAGGTTGCAGGTTTTGGAGAAGGAACAGTGAAGAGGTTTTCGCCTGGAGATACAGTAGCGTGGTTGATGCCCATTGACGTATACGAAGGCATCGTCGTCGTGCAGCGCGCCGACTTTGTTGAAATGAAGCCGATAATTGGCCCGAATGACAAGGTTCTCGAAGACAGTGAATTTATTACTGCCGATCGCTTGAACCTCATCAGCCGGCCGTAAAGCCGCGTCAATCCCCTATGTCGGCCTCTTCGAAGGCTGAGAAGACCAGCCAGGATACTTGTCCATGTAGCAGTCGGCTTGAAGCTCGGCCATGGCGGCGATGTGGCTTTCTGGGTACCCTCTCGCTCGGAACCACTCTGCATTCTCGCGGAGCCGGATAATTACTTCCGGCTCATTTGCTCCATGGAGGCCGAAGATCTGGTTAAGATCGCGATCCTTAACTGGGGCCGGCCTACCTCGGCGGAAGTATCGGAAAGCGTCACGAACTTTCATGCTGCATCCCTCAGGTGCTTGATGCCTTGGTAGGCTGGGACGACCAGCCAGGGTACTGATCGATGCACAGATCGGCCTTCAGTTGGAGGAGAGCCTCTATGTCGCTCTCGCAGTAGCCGTGATTGCGGTAGAACTCTTTATGCTCGCGGATCCTCGCCATCACCTCGGACTCCCATCCATCTGGGTTTCGGATGTATTCGAGGAGTTCTGATCCGGTCAATTCAAGTTTTCTGACTCGCTCCGTCATTCTGCAGCCTCGCGCGTTGGGGCGGTTTCTCTCCGGATATGCTCTGCCACGCGGTTGCTTCTGTACGTCATTCCGAATCTCCTTCGCTAATCGGACCGAGAAAACTCTGGATGATGACTCAACAATTTTCTTTTTTAGAACACGGGCGCGCGCTCGCCAACGCTGGCGGTTTCTAGAAAGGGGTCTGACGAGTTGTGGTCATTCCACACGAGGTCCACAAGGCTACGTTTGTTCAAAAGGTGATGATATAACGTCATGTGTCGGTTAATAACCTCGGTCCACGTGGGTGCACTGTGCACCTTATTGGCTCCTTTTGCCAGAGTGTCATAGTTGCCGTCGCGGTTCGTCGCCCAGTCAATAATTCGTTGTGCGTCTCTATCAGCACGGCCGGTGAGGTGAATGCCGTTCATGCCATCAAAGATCATATCTGGGACCATGCCGATCTTAGTGCAGATGACCGGCGTTCCGGACGCTACGGCCTCTGGGATGTTCGCGGGGCCACCTTCAAACGTGCTGCACATGAGCAGAGCGTCAATTTCGGCATAGACGGAGGGAAAAAGTCGATACGGCATAATCTCGTGGCACTCGACTTCGAAGCCAAGATTGCTCATGTACAATGAGTCCTTCGATCTGCCTTCGCCGACCAGAATAAATCTGAAGCGCTCGGTCGGGAGACGATCGAGAAGTTCATAAAAGAGGACCTCGCCCTTGAAGCGTCGGGGGTATCTCTTTGAAATCATACCGATCTGGACTTTGCGCGATGAAGGGAAAGCCTTTGGCTTGCTCTTCGTGAACAGGTTTTCATCGTAGCCGTGAGGAATGACTACGGTGTTTCGATAGCCAAGCGCAGCCAATTTGCTCTGCTGGATGGAATTCAGGCAGACAATGGTGCTGGCTTCTCGATACCTGTCCGCAAAGCGGTCGAATCTGACGAATGGGTCTATATCGTCCAGGTCGTGGTGCACCGTTACGACGCTGTTCGGCTCTAGCGATTGCTCCATCTGCGGGCGATGGTAGTGGTATATGTCTGCGTCGTCGATCGGCTTCTCGCTGATGACGATCGCAGCTTGGCCGGAATCAATGAAGCGCCGGAAGATGTCGGAGAAGATGCGGCTGGACTTGTCTTCGCTCACAACGAAATTGATCTTCATGCTGTCAGCTCCTCTCTTCTGACCAAGTAGATGTGACGCTCAATTCGTGCTGATGCGTATGGACGTGCTTCTGCGGCCGATAGGGGGTGAGCCTCTGGAGAAGCTTATTCCTCCCAGAGTTGTCGGTATTTACCAGGTGCGTCTGGATCAGGGTCGCCAGATACGTCTCGAAGGCAGTGAATTCGTCCAGAGACAGAGTTCCGCGCAAAGACCCCGAATTTATTGCTAGGGCAGCATCGCGCGGAGAGGTGAAATTGCTCGTAAACCCGCCGTTGTCGTAGAAAGCGCCCCCAACGACCACGGGCTTCAGACCTTCGACAGCAGCCTCTAGGGCGGATTGGGAGCACAGAGTTATCGCATACGTCGAGACTCGGAGTAGTTGGTGCAGGTTCCAATCGGCAACGATCATTAGCCGCGCTCTTTTCGCCGCTGGCAACGTATCCGCCCAGGATCGCAGCGCATCCTCGGTATAAGGAGTAAGCAGGTTTTGCTTCTTCATTTCCCAAGGATGGGCCTTGAAGATGACAAACGAGTCGTCGCGATCGAGTAGCGTGCCAATTAGCTCCTTGTAAGCCGGTATCGAGGAGAGGATGGAACCCTTGCCGCTGATGAGTGAAAAATCATTCACAACCTGCCCAAGGATAACCGATATGCGCTTTCCTCTGAGCGAAGCGGGTAGGGCGCCTGGGACTGGCTGGATAACGTTCTTGTTCTTCATGTTGCGCATCTTGTTGAATGCGCGGATGACCTCTCTATTCCGCCTGTCCTGGTCCTCGATGGCCGGCAGGAGGGAGCGGAAGAAGGTTGGCTGGTTTATGCGGGAGTTGTTCGCAATAGGCTTGTAGCGCTCCTCGAAAAAATAATCGTAGCCAGTGGCGAAAGACTCAAGGACGAAGCACTTCGCCTGAGTGTACGTTAGGAGCTGCAACAACGTGCGGCCGTAGATATAGGACCCAGAGAATACGACGGCGGCATTGAATCGGTTAAGACCATCCATTCCTCGCCAATAGTCAACCCAGAATGCAGCAGCTGCGCAGCAGTTCAGAAGAGTTTCTCTATTGTTGTCCCACAACCGATCAAACAGGACATCGAAGTCTTTCGACACCGGCTCGTTCTGCCAGTGGTCCTGCATAACTACGGCGCTGAGCGCTTCGTCGAGTGCACATGTTGCAATGTCCACGCTGTGGTATTGCCACTCTCTCAGATCTTCTTTGCTGAGCTGAGACACGATCTCGATATGGGCGGCAAGCTGATCCAAATACTGGTCATATACGCCGCATGCCTTGATCAGATCCGCGTAAGAACTAGACCTGCTGACGCCGATCTTCACGTTCACCTTCTTATCTTTCAGGATGCCGAAGAGTGACGTGAAGTTGCGTTCGTTTATGTGAAAATCGTCAGCCCGCAAGACCTTGATAGAAGGAACCTGATGTACGCCTGCGGGGCCGTTCTGAGGCTTGGAAGAAAGATTGAGGGCGGCTTCCAGATCCCGTTGTAGTCGATTTACCTTAAGCCGCGTGTCGCGTAGCTCTACGATGCTCTTCAGGTAGCCGATGATCTTCTTCATGTGATCCTCAAGCCGTGTAGGGGGCGTCTGCAGCTTGCATTGCCGCGCCCGGTAACATGTTTGTTGCGCCGCGTTCGTTATCGTCTGCGGGGGCGCCAGGCAATCCCTCAATTTTCAGGGGCCGCTGTCACCAGTTGACGAAGAAGGCGCGCAAAAAAACAGCTCGCGCACCTTGCTTTGCGAGGGAGTTACTGCCAGTTCGCGATTGCGCGGACAGCAGCCTCTTCGCCCCGTACGCCAAGTGTCTCGCCGATGAACGGCATCAAAGACCGCCGCCAATGGCCGATGAACTTGATAGACCCACGGCGAATGAAGATCGATCTGAACCCCGGGAACAGTTCGAAAATCGTATAGATGTCGATCGACTGTAGATGGTTCGTGCCTTGGATGTTCTGCTCGTTGTAGGGGAAGGAGAAGACTGCCTCATCGACATTCGCTAGAACGGTGCGCTTGAAGTATTCGAGGTCGGCATCGTTCAAATGCTCGATTACCTCGAGCGCCACCAGAAAGCTTTTTGGCTTTATGGCCTTGGCTATTGCCGGCAAATCGTTGGTGTGCTGCAGCGCTAGATTTTTTGTTGATTTGAAGTGGTGACGGCCGAAGTCCAACGCATCCTTGCTGTTGTCTAGTCCAACGAACTTGAGATCAGGGCGAGAAGTCGCCAGATAATTTAAGCCAACACCGATCCCGCAGCCCATTTCGTAAACCGTGCCAGACGAAGGCAGAAGCTCCTTAGCCCTCTCATACCGGAAGCGGATATACGGGGCGACTTGCGACCATTCGGTTTTTGTCGTGCGATTTTGACCCTGTGCCTTCTTTGCGTCCACCTGCATATGCACCCCCCAGACGTGCTTTGTTATGGAGTTAACGATTGCGTCGTCGATGGGCCGCGGCCCAGTCTCAAGCGCCGGCGGTGTTAATAGCCGCGCAGCAAGGCGCGAGTCCAGACACGAAATACTGCTGAAAGGGCCCCATGCGGTGTTTTCAATCATCCGCGATTTGGTTGGTCAGCCGCTCTACCAATCTCTCAACTTCGGCGCGCTTCCTTTCCGAGGTGATCCGATCGAAATCGGCGGCTACCTTAAGCGCGGCGGCACTGTAGCCCGTTGTTTTCTTTACACCCACGTCGACCCCGGCAAAGAGCTTAGTGATGCTGCATCGAAGCGCCCTTGCGGTTTCAGCAAGCCTGCTCGCCGAAATACGATCTGCGCCGGTTTCGTATTTCTGCACCTGCTGGAAGGTTACGCCGATCAACTCGCCTAGTTGTCTCTGGCTCAGCCCTCGGCTCTCTCTAACCCAACGGATATTCCGACCGACCATCACGTCGATCTCGTTCCGCTCGTTTTCTGGCTTCATGTCGGCCTCAGTCTTCCGGTTGCGTCCACGTCGGCAAAGCTGACGCGACAGCCGCCGACTTGCAAGTTGCTACTCCTATTAGACAAAAGGAAAGATACATGGCTCGGGAAACTCTTCCCGTCGCCCTCGAACTCGTGTTCGGGGATGAGGGCGGCTATTCAAATCGCAACACGGATCGAGGCGGGCCGACAAAATACGGCATCACGCATAGGACCTTGGCGGCGCACCGCGGGGTGAAGTCGGTGACGGCCGACCAAGTGAAGGCGATGAGCCGCGAAGAGGCCGTCGACATCTACCAGCGTTCTTTCTGGCTACAGTGCGGGGGCGATCTCCTCCCGCCCGGCCTGGATTATGCGGTGTTCGATTTCGCGGTGAACTCGGGACCGGCGCGCGCGGTCAAGTCCCTACAGAGGGTCGTTGGCGTGCGTGAGGACGGCCACATCGGCGAGCAGACGCTTGCGGCCGTGCGGAAATTCGAGGGCGGCGTGAGCACCCTCATCCGCGCCTATTGCGATGAGCGCATGCGCTTCCTCCGATCTCTCAGCAATCCAAGCACCGGCTTCCCGGTCAACGGCCGGGGCTGGACCATTCGTGTCACCGGGAAGGATCCGAGAGGGTTGTGGAAGGATCAGCCCGGCGTGATCGGCAACGCGTTGCGCCTGGCGGCCGACGCGAGCGGCCAGACCGTGGAGAAGCCGCAGACCCCGCCTGAGGCTGGCGCGAAGGCCGACAGCCGCGATACCGGCCTTGGCGAGGTGCTGAAAAAGCCGGAAGCCTGGGGCCCGATCGGCAGCATTCTCACGGCCGGCGGCGCGATCGTGGCCGGGAGCGGCCCGGTTCAATGGGCGCTCGCCGCGATCATGGTCGCCAGCGCCGGCGTCGGGCTCTGGTATTTCGTCCGCCGGGTGCGGGAGGCGGGCTGATGTTCGGGCTGCTCGACTGGGCGAAGATCGGGGCCGGGGCGGCCGTTGGCGCGGCGCTCATGGTTGCCCCGGCTTATTTCAAAGGGAAGGTTGCGGGCCGTGGCGAAGCTGCCGTGGCCGCCCTCGAAACCTCCGTCAAAATCCTCCGAAGGAAAGGCGAGATCGATGCTGAAGTGTCTAGGTCTGACGCTGCCTCTCTGTGCGCTGATTACGGGTTGCCAGACGACGAGCAAGCAGAATGCATGCGACGGGTTCGCGCCGCTTCGGCCGAAGCTGGAGACGACGGTCTACATCCTCCAGAACGACCGGCCATTCGCGAACGGAGTGGCGGCCCATAACCGCATGCTGCGTTCGCTTGGCTGCGGCAAGTAATCATCTATCCGGCATTGCATACGAGGGCAGGGGATTGGCCAACGAAACCGAAGAGAAAACCATCGTGAAAACTCCAACGTGGAAATTCGAGTGGAACCTAAACACCCTGGTGATCCTATTCGGCTTCGCCGGCGGGCTCGTGGCATGGGGCGCGACATGGGAGAGGGTGAACGCCAACCAGGATTCTCAGGCTCAATCGATCGATCGCCTCGACAAGCGTCTGACTGCGGCGGAAGTCTCCCTCCGGCAGATCGACAATCACGAGCTCCGGATCTCGGCGGTGGAGAAGCAGGCGACCGAGGCGGCCACTTCGATGAAGGCCGTCGAGAGCACGCTCAACAGCCTTTCCATCGATACGCGTGTGATGCGTGAGATACTGCAAAGGATTGAGGCGGGTCAGCGCGACGGCGCGCAGCTGCGACCATGAAAGGCCAAAGCGGGCTCCAGCGATCTCGGCTGGGGCGGCTCGCGGTCTCCGTCGCGGTCATCATCCGGCCACCATCCCGCCAGTCGTCACCAAGCGCCTCTTTCGCCTGCTGGCCGGCGAGCCGGTCCAAGAGCTGCTGCAGTAGCTGATGCTCCGTGATGCCGCTTTCGTCGGGTAGGTATTCGGCGATGTCTTTTTGGCAATCCCCAAATCAGCTGTTTCATTTTCAGCGCGTCGGCCATGATGTGCCTCTGTTTCGGCGACTAAAAAGAGTGCCCGCGCCAGGTGAGGTCGCGGGCACTTCCTAACAGGTTGGGGGACCTGAATGCCGAATTGCTCGGCATCATGATAATTCCTCGGTGCCCGCCTTTGTTCCCAAGGGTTTACGATCTGGTACGCATCCGTTCCTCGTCGTCTAGCATGCATTGCAGGTCCTCCGGCACCATGCCAAGCCATTCGCACCTCAGGACAGCTTCGTAGCATTCCTCGGCTTCAAGAGCCGCCGTCCTTGCCGAATCTGCCTGACCGTTCGGGCGTTTCCATCTGCTCGCGTTCTTTGCCCAGTTCCAGCACATGAACCAGTTCCACCACCCCATATGGTACCAGTGAATATGTGCGAATTTCCGCTCCCCATCGAAGCCGGTAAAATGTCTCCGGTGGTCCGGCCATGTCTGCCGCCATTTGTATTTCGGGTTGGGGAGATCGGACATGGCTGATCCTCCTCGTTTGAGGTTGCAACTGTGCCTCACGTCATGGGAGAGCCCGAACCGCCATCGAGCATGTTCCTAATATGTTCTCTCAGCCGAAAGAGTCAATTCGGCTTTTCGCGGGCCTGTGCGTTAATGGTCCATGGCCAGAGCATCCTCAAAGAAGCCCCGCGATCTCCCTCCTACTGATCCCATGCCAGCGCGTGTTGATCCTTGCCTCGCCACGCTCGTCGACAAGCCGCCAAAGGGGCCTGATTGGGCCTACGAGGTGAAATGGGACGGGTATCGAATTGCCGTGCACATCGAGCCCACCCGAGTACGGATACTAACGCGAGGCGGTTATGACTGGTCCGATCGTTTCCCGTCGATCGTTGACGACGCTCGGCGGCTGGCCGTGCAGACGGCAATCCTTGACGGAGAAGCTGTCGTTCTCGACGACCATGGCCGATCTGACTTCGGCATGCTGCAGCGGGCCCTCGGGCGCTTGCCGTCGGCGGTCGAAGTCGGCGCCATCGTCTTCTATGCCTTCGATCTCCTCTACCTCGACGGCCGCGACCTGCGCCGCCTGCCGCTGCGCGAACGCCGGCGGCTGCTCGAGCCGCTTGTCGTCGGCCGTGAAGGGGCGGTTCGTCTTTCGGAGGAGGTGCAGGCCGATGGCGACGAGTTTTTTCGGGTCGCGTGCGCGCACGGCCTCGAAGGCATCATCGCCAAGCACGTCGAGAAGTCCTACCGCTCGGGCCGGGGCGAGTGGTGGCAGAAGATCACCTGCAAGCGGCGTGATAGCTTCGTCATCGTTGGCTTCGAGCCATCGACTGTACCTGGTCATCTCGGCCGTCTGCTGCTGGCGGCCCGCAAAGACGGCGAGCTCGTCTACGTCGGCGGCTGCGGTACCGGCTGGTCAAACCAGCTTTCGCGGGAGCTCCGGAAGTTGCTCGAGGGCATGGCAACGAAATCGCCGGCCGTGGCCCTGAGGAGGAAAGGCGCCGTCTTCGCCGAGCCCGTCCTGGTGGCCGAGGTCGAGTATCGCGCCTGGACGGATGATGGGAAGCTGCGGCACGCGTCGTTCAAAGGCATCAGGCCGCGAGAGGATGACGCGACGGTGTTTGAACTTATCTAACGGGGCGAGATTGCTCCCGACCCGCTATTCGATTTTCCTTCTTACCTGCATCGGAGAGCGCGTAACGATCTCCAGCGGGGCGATCTCAGGCCGCGCCGCGTCGAAAACCCTGGTGTTGCAAAGCCAATAACTCTCCACCGCTTGCTCATCGGTCATGTTGTCGTTTGGTGGAAGGCAAAGGATGAAGCCTTGGTGAACGGCATAGGCATCGGCGTCGAAGCCGATTTCGTAAATGGCCTGCCCTCGATGATGAGTGTCGCGATACCAGCGCGCCTCATCGATGGTCGAAAAGCAAAAGTTGCTTTCCAAACGAGATGGCTTCTTCGGATGAGCCCTGCAGCGCTGGACTTCAAGGAGTTGCTCGGTCGCGAATCTCGCGTGCGCGCGGCCAAAGCGTGCGAGTACGCTTCCCCACCGACCAGGGGCTACTATGTCCCCGACGTTTAAGCGACGTTCTGTCACGTAGAAGCCTTGGCAGGGATATTGTCCATCCGGGAGGGGTTGCATTGAGGTGCTGCCGTTCGTTTGTTTGATTCGATCACATTCACGATATCAATCTGGCTTTCTCACTTGCAATCGGGTCACCGAAATTCGAGAACGTTCGGGAAACGGCATTGGCTAACCCTTCCGGTAGCCGATTGTTTTTCCACGCTCTTAGCAGTCCCTCCGGGACTGTGACCGCGACCCTAACCGGGGCAATGCATTCTAAGGACATCGCAACGAATATATCACCGCCTTTAGATCCTGCTGCACGTCATAAATTTGGCATGCCAGATCGGCGATCATTTCAGGCGTGATTGAGTTCAGCCGCATAGACGTGGTGATCTTCTCGCGCCTGTACTCCTTGCTCAGTGCGTGCACAACAACTGCGTCACCTGTCTCATGTATTCCGACTTCCACCGCGTCATGGATCGCGCGATGCCGTTTCATTCTCAATGATGCATACCTTTCAACTACGTCTTCCGCCCGTTTCCGCAAATCAGTATCGCAGATCAGTGACAAGCGGTTTCGAATAAACGCGCAAGCGTCTTCATTCCAATGACGAAGCCGGTGCGCCGCATCGCCCTCTGACATCTGATCTGGCGAGCCTTCGAAGGGGATGTTAGCGCAGAGGGTTATCAGTGCGTCTTCAGCATGGGCGGACTGCATCGCAAGATGGCCAATCGGCTCAATGAAGGGCGCGCGGTATACGTCGACAGGTGGGAACCGCAAATTAGATCTCCGTTTGCGTTAACCGACGGCGCTTGTCTCACGCCATGGGGTTTCCATCAGGCTGCCGCCAGCTGCGGCCACGCGAACACAATGCTTTCGAGGAACTGCTGCCGGCGCTTCATTTCGGCGCCATCACCGTATCGCGGCCGGCCGAACTCGTGTCCCATGAGATCGGCTTGCATGCGGTCGGAGCAGCCTGCATTTTCAATCCTGTCCTGGAAGCTGTGCCGCAGCGAGTAGACGGTGTGGTCATCGGAGGGCATCAGGCCATTGTTGCGCATGACCTTGTTGATCAGCGCTGAGGCTGAATCCGACTTGTCCTGGTACTTCCCGAAGCCTTGTGGACGCTGGCGCATTGCCCACAATGAGACGCCGACCAGTGGCACGCGTCGGATTGAATGCTCGGTCTTTTGCCGCCGATCGGCGCGCTCGGCGATTTCGATATGCGGCACTTCGGCATCGAGGCGGATGTCTTGCGGTCGGAGATTGCAGATCTCACCGAGCCGCGCGCCCGTTTCGACCATCGCATAGACGATGAGCCGCGCATCTTCGTCGAGCATGTCCATCGCGCCGGGCGCGAGAATCTTCTCGGTGATCCACTGATCGGGGAAGGGCGGGCGCCTGCCGCCCTTGGTCGCGTTCGTCTCCTTGATCCGCGCCTTCTCCCAGACCGCGTGATAATTCGTGTGCAGGGCGCTATCGATCGGCGTGAGCATGCCCATGATATCGCTGAAGGAGCGATTGGCGCTGTCGGCGGTCAGGCCTTCGCTGATGATCTTGCCTGTCCACCACTCCCGAAATTTCAGCACGTCTGCCCGAGTGATCGCGGAGAGTTCGAGATCGCCCATCACGTCGATCGCGTATCGCAGCGCACGCTCGCGCGAGACCTTGTGTTTCCGCATCTGGTTCTTCGACATGCCGGTGAGCCCTGCGGCATTGTGCCGCTCGTAGAGTGACCAGACGTTGCTGAGCCTCGGCGACGGCTCGTCCACGGTGCCCGCGATCGCGTCGACGACGATTTGAGAGCGGTCCATGTTCTCGGCCACGACGGCAAGGCGTCGCTCCAGCTCGTCGAGGGGCAGAGCCGCGACCTCTGCTGCTGGCTTGTATGAAAAGCCGAGCGACTGCGCGAGCTTCACGGCCGACTCGTAGCGGGCAAAAGCCGACTCGTTGTCGTTGCCGGCGAGCAGCGCGCGCCAGAAGGTCTCCGCGGCGTCGTGGACCGCCTGTGCCTTCTCCAGCGCCTCTTTCAGGCTCTTCGTCTTGAGCGACTGCTTGATGTGCGTCCGCTTATCCAGGTGGGCGACTTCGGTCGGGATGCGGCGATAATAGCGGTAGATGCCGCTTGCGGGGTGCTTCACCACATACCGCGATAGATCTTCAGATCGCATGAAATTGCCGCTTTTCCGGTGCCCTGTAGTCCAGAATGTAGCCAAAATGTAACCAAAAAGGCAAGGCAGCACCGAACCCTTAGAGGCGTGGTGCGTTTACATGATCGGCTAAGCGGTTGAAAATACTCAAAGAAAAAGCCCCGCACCGTGAGGTGCAGGGCTTTGGAAACTGGCTCCCCGGGCCGGATTCGAACCGGCGACCTATCGATTAACAGTCGAGTGCTCTACCGCTGAGCTACCAGGGAT